GCCGAGGTCGCCGAGCGACTGCTCGTTGAGGTAGACGGCCCAGGCCATCAGGTGAGCCCCTGCGCTTGGCGCTGCAGCGCGTAGCGCGCGCCGAGGATCTCGGACACACGCTGCGCGACCTCCTCAGCGGCCTCCCGCGAATCGGTGACGTCCGGCAGGTTCACGACCACGCTCACGCCGCCGTTGATCGTCGTGGTCTGGGTCGGCGGTGGACCGACCAGCGTGCCGGTCACCCGCGGCAGCTCGAAGCTCGTCGTCGTCGGGACCGGCGGGAGCCCCGGCGCCGGCTCGCCGATGGTGGTCGGCCCGGTCACCGGCAGCCCGGACTGCAGCACGCCGTTGGCGCCCGCCAGCAAGGGCAGGATCGAGGTCAACAGGGAGAGGAATTGCGGGCCGCTCACCCCAATCTCCGCGGCCGACAGCCCGCCACTCTGCAGCTTCGCGAACAGCGCCTGGAGGTTCTTGGTCGCCTGCGCGCGGCCCTCCGGGGTCGACAGATCCCCGCTCAGCGCCTGGGCGAGCGCGGGCGAGAACTTGCCCGCCAGTTTCGCGAACTCGGCGAGCTTGTTGTCGTCGTCCGTCGTCCCGAACACGGTGAACGACTCCTGCAGCGCCTGCAGCTGGTCTTCAAAATTGGTGCCGAACCGGCCAAACTCGGTCGCCTGCAACGCCGCGATGATCTGCGGGACCAGCTTCAGGATCAGCGACGCGTCGTTCGTCGTGAAGATCTTGCTCAGCTCCGGCGCGCCCAGCTGCGCGAACAGCTCCTCCGCGTCCTTCTGTGAAATGCCCTTCGCGGCGAGCAGCTTCTTGATGTCGGCCTGCAGCGTCAGCGCGCCAGCCATGCGCCGCGTGGCGCTCTCGCCCTGCAACGCCGTGGCGCGATCGCCCAGCCCCCCGAATACGTCGCTGATGCCCTGGAACGTGCGCCCGCTGGTGCCGAGGTTGAAGTTGCCGACCTCGCGCGTCAGGCGCGCGATGGCGTCGGAGTTCTTCATCAGCACCTCGCGGCGCAGGCGTTCGGCCGGGTTGTCGGCCAGCCCGGTGATCACATTGGCCAGCCCGCCGATCACGGCGACGATCGAGGACGCGTCCCCCTGCAACGCCTTCGGGAGTGCGGTGGCGATGTTGATGACCGAGGTCAGCGCGCTCGCCATGTTGGCGTCGAGGAGTCCCGCCGCCTGCGCCGCGTCCAGAAACCCGCGCGCCAGCGTGCCAGCACTCGCGGCCATGTCCGCGACCGTCGGCGTCGCCTCCTTGCTCCGCGCCGCGATCTGCGCATTCGCCTCGGCCGCCTCTTTTGCCGACTCCGCCAGGCGATCGGCCGGTGGCAGCAGGTCCGCGAGTGACGTCTTGTGCCGCTGCAACTCCCCGTTGAGCGCCTGCCACTGCTCGATCGGGATCTTCCCGCGCAACTGCGCCAGCAGCCGCTCCATCGCCGCCGTCGTCAGGTCCAGCGCTTGCGCCGAGGCCTCGCCGAGGTTGACGCCCAGCTCCCGGGCGAGCAGATCCGCCGCATCCGCGGCCTCGCGGTGCTGCCGCTCGCGCTCCTTGCCCAGCCACTTGCCGAGATTCTCAAGCTGCTGCAGCGTCTCGCGGTTCCACTTCTCCCGCGCGTCGGCCAGCGCCTTGGCCTCCTTTTCTTCCGCCTCGCGCCGCTTCTTGAGCTCCTCAGCGGTCAGCGTGGTGACCGCAGTCGCGGCCTGCCTCGTCGCCGTCAGCTGCGCCGCCCCGGAGGCCTTCACGGTCCCGACAATCTCGGCCTCGGCTTCCGCCCGCGCCTCCACCAGCGCCTTGGAGTACTTGTCGCTTGCCACGATCTGCCGCTTCCCCTCGGCGATCATCTGGTCGCCCAGCGCCTTGACCTTTCCGCCGAAGAAGGGCACGAAGTCGCCCGCCCGCGTCACCAACTCGCCGAGCGCGACGAGCACCTGCGCGTTGATCTTCTTGACCGTCGTCGGGATCTGCTCGAACCAATACGCGGCGTCGACCGCCATCAGCTGCACGCCCTTCACGAACAGGCCCAAGCCCTTCGCGAGGTTCGTGAGGATCGGCAGCACGGCCAACAGCGCCGGCGTCAGCGCCGTCCCCAGCTCGGCCGCGGACGCCTTGAGCGCGTTCGTCAGCTGCTCCTGCCGGCCCGCGGCGCTGTTCAGGTAGTCCTGATACGCGCCGCCGACCTTGCCGCCGTCGGCGATCGCGGCGTTCAGCAGCGCCTGCGCCTTCTGCTGGTCGGTGAGCTTGCCCGCCGTGGTCCCGATGGCATCGGCGTACTCCTTGTAGAGCACGCTCGGATTCTTCCCGAACAGCTTGTCGGTGCCCTCGTCGATGCCGAGGATCGCCTGCTGCACCGCCTGCAGCGTGTCGGCCGCCGAGAGCCCGCGGGCCGCGCCCAGGTTGAGGAACGCCTCCAGCCCCGGCGTCGCGTTGCCGACGTCGCCGGCCTTCGCCGCCAGCTTCGCCAGCTCGACGGCGAAGTCGTTCGCGAGCGTCGCGTTGAGCTTGAACCCTGCCTGGCCACGCTCCGACAGCGCCCGCAACGTGTCAAGCGAGACGCCGGTGATCTTCGCCGTCGCGTCCAGCTTGCGCGTCGAGGCCTCAAGCTCGTTGGCCGCCTGCACCGCCTTTCCGAGCCCGGCCACGAGCCCGGCGAAGCCCACGCCCTGCACGAGCTGGTTCTGCAACAGGTTCTTCGCCTGATTGCCGAGCGACTTGAGGGACGTGCTCGCCTTCCCGGCGGCCGCCGACACGTCCTCCTTGCCGCGAATGGCGACCCAGACTTCACGCAAGCCCATGCGCCACCTGTTCGTCGTCGCGGGCGGCCCGCTCGTTGGCGCCCAGCGCGCGGGCGCGCGCCAGATGGAGTCGCTCCTCGGCCCGCTGCTGCCGCATCAGGGCCGCGTAGCCGTACAGCTGGCGGTACTCGATTGCGCCGTCGGCGGTCCCCCACCGCGGCGCGTGGACGAACCCCGCGCCGAAGTGCCGCTCCAACGCCGCGACCGCCTCGTACAGCGAGGGCATGCGCACGGACCGGGCAGCGGGCGCGGTGTTCATGGCGGCGAGCTTGTCCCACTCGTCGTGAGGACGCTCGGGCTCGTCGGCCCGATGCCCAGGGACAGCAAGAAATCCACGATGACGGCCTGATACGCCCCGGGCTCGAGGCGCAGGATGCGGCGCACTGGATCCCACTGCGGGAACGCGAGGTAGAGCACCGACCAGGGGAACGCCTGCCGAAAGAGTCGGCGCCAGCGCTGCGCCTGTTCGTGCGGCGAGCACGCCTCGAGCCCGGTCAGCGTGTCGGCCACGGCCAACGCCGAGACCGGGCGCGCCGTCCAGGTGCGCCCGTCCTCGGTGTAGGTCCACGGCGTCCGCGCGGCCCGCCAGTCGTCTGCGGAGAACGCCATCAGTTGAACAGCACGGACAGGTCGTCCAGCGCGATCGGCGTCGAGGCCGACGGCTTGAACGTCAGGTCGTAGCACGCCGCCCGCCCGTTGGCGCTCGGCTGCACGTTGCTCAGCTGCGCGTTGCTCAGCGTGAGCTTCCACTTGTTGTACTGCGTGCTCCCGAACTGCACGCTGACGGTGATCTTCGTCGCCGCCTCGCGCAGCTTGATCGGGTCGAGCCCCGCGGACGTGTGGAACGGCGAGCCGACGAAGGCCGTCGCCTCGACCTGCAGCGTCAGCTCCGGCGAGTAGCCGCCCGGGATGAAGCCCTCGTGCCCCGTGCCCGACGTCAGCGCGACGCGCGGCTCGATCTGCCGGTTCAGGTTGAACGATCCCGAGTAGCAGACCGCGTTCGTCGTGAACGAGCCGATGACGAGGGTGATGCCGTTCGCCGTCGGCGGGTCGATCGTGTTGGCGGGGTAGGTGATCGACGGCAGGGTCACGTCGGTCACGTCGCCGTTCGCGATCCCGGAGATCGAGAAGGTGTGCGTCGGCGGGCCCGGGTTGTCGAACGTGAACGCCCAGTTCGCGATGACGCCCTTGAGCGGCCAGAGCTCGCCGCGCGCGTACAGCCCCATCGTCGCCGACTCGTAGGCGTTGGTGACGACCTGCGGGGTGTACGTGTACGTCTCCGACCCCGACGTCGTCACGAGCGCCGCAGTGAAGCCGGAGATGCGCAGCAGCACGTCCGCCAGGGCGGGCTTCACGGACGCCGAGTAGGCCGCGCCCGCCCCCTTGAAGCGCACCGGGAGGTCGCCGGTGAACGACTTGCCCCCGGGCGTCGCGAGCGGCAGGTCGGACAGGTTCCCGGGGTTGACCCCGATCTTCCCGTCGAAGGCGTAGGCGATCGTCAGCGGAGCGCCGACGTTGCGGTCCGGGTACGAGAGCAGCAGACCGTCGCTCGTCGTCGCGAGCGCCACAGCGGTGCCGTAGGTCGTCTCGATCTTCGCGAGCGCCCCCAGCACGTTGATCAGTTTGGTCGCAGCAGGCATTGGAGGCCCCCGTTAGGCGAGAGTGTCGCGGCAGCGCACGATGAGGTAGACCGCCGCGCTCCCGCGGTTATCGTCGAGCGTCGGCGCTACACGAGCGACCGACAGGTTGGCGTAGGTCTGGAGCTGCACGCCGTTCCGCGTGCACGCGCTCACCGCGTCAGGAATCGACGGCGCGAAGAGCGCCTCGAGGCTGTGCAGCACGGCACGCGTGGTGTAGTACAGATCGCGGACGAGCGCCGAGGGGCTCGTCGCACTCCGCTCGATGGTGATCTCGATCGGGATGTCCGCCGTGTGCGTGTACATCGCGGCCTCGCCGTCGAGCGAGCGGACCTCACCCGCGACCACCTTGAGGAACGGCGGATCCGGCGGACGATCGATGGCGATGTCGTCGTCCCGCGTCTCGTCGTAGACGGTGAGCGTCCCAGTCGGCGCGGTATCCGTGCCATCGAAGTCGAGCGCGGCCAGCTTGGCCTGCACGCCATAGGTACCGTGCTCGAGCCAGTCGGCGACGGCGCGCACCACGTCCAGCATCATGCGACCACCGCCGCGAGCACGAGTTCGGTCAGTTCCCCGTCATCGATCGCGCGCACATCCCGCACGGTGTAGCGCGAGGCACCGACGACGGCGGTCGCATGCCGCGCGATCGGCGCTGCCTCGAAATGCACGGTGGGGACGATCGCGACCGTGACGCGTCGCAGCGTCTCGGCGCCGCTGGCGTCGACCAGGGGACGGTCTTCCTGCCCGACCGGCCCCTGCGTCGTGACGCCGGACACCTGGATCACCTGCGCGTTGGGGGCGCGCCGGCACACCATCACCGCTTCCCGCTGGGCGCGGTTCACGGCCGCCCCTTCCGCGCCTTCGCGCGCACCGGATCCCGATGCTCGACGGCGGGATCGCGATCGACCACCATGGCGGTGGGCATCGGAGGGGCTGGCCCATCCACGGGGACGCAGTAGCCGTACCCGTGGATGAGCAGGAACGCGTCGCGCTCCGCGGCGTCGAACTCGTCGCCGATGTCGACGTCGCGGAGCTGCCACACGAACGAGCGGATCGCCCGGACTCGCATTAGGTCGTCAGGGCGTCCTTCGTGACCACGAACGACTTCGGGTGACGCACGTTGCAGTCGACCATCGCCATCGCGATGACGCGCACCATCCCCTGATCCGCGTAGTAGTACGGATCGACCGTGAGGTCGAGGGCGTCGCCCCACGTCCCGACCAGCATCTCCTGCCAGTTGCCGAAGACGATGCCGTGGCAGATCGTGGTGCTCGTGCCCTTGGTGAGGTTCGACGGCACGTTGGTGCTGACGAACGCGTCGTACCCGTTGACCCGGCCGTCGGAGCCCCAGAGGTAGTCGGCCCCCGCGACGGTGTTCTTGAGGGTCGTCTTCATCTTGCCGCGGATCCCCGGCGTCGTGAGGAACGCAAGACGTCCCTGCGCGGCGTTGTTCTGCGCCTGCTTGGTCTCGTACGAGACCACGTTCGACCAGGCCGGCGCCAGGCCGTTGGATCCCATCACCTCGGTCTCGACACCCGAGATGTTGAGGATGCCGGTCGGCTGGTTCGAGGTGCCGGCGCCGTTAATGCCCGCGGCGTCGATGCCGATCGCGGCGATCTGCGCGAGGTCCTCGCGCACGAACTGCTCGACCGAGAACGACGACTGCACGAGGAACTGCTTCGAGTAGGCCGTCGCGCCGAACCCGGTCTTCGGCGACATCGTGAACGAGTCGATGGTCGCGGCGGTGAGCGCCTTGGCCGTGGCCGGGTTCTCACCTTCCCACGTCCAGGAGTTCGCCGTGATCTGGCGGGGGAACAGGATGTTCCCCGTGAGCCCCGACAGGAACCGGACGCCCAGCTGGTTGAGGATCGTCCCGTTGCGCAGGATCTCGATCAGGTCCTGCACGGAGGACTCGACACCGAGCCCGCCGAGCGAGGTCGTGCCGACGACGTTCCCGGTGACGGCCGCGCGCATCATCTGCGCGACCTTTCGGTCGGCGCTGAGCGAGAGGGGGATGTACAGCCCCTTCGCCGACTGCCCGCTGCGCGCCGCGATCTGCTGCGACACCTCACGCTCGAACCCGGCTTCGACGCGCGAGCCCGGCACGAGCGAGAGGATCGCGCGCGCCATGCTGTACGACTGCTGCTCGCGCGGCGTCAGGTCGACGTGCCCCGCGGGCGTCGCGGCGCTGGCGGCCGCGATGTTCGCTTCCTGCGCCGCCTGCGCCATGCGCGTCGGCGTCCAGTCCTCCTGCAGCGCCTGCGTCAGGAGCTCGCCCCGCTTGGCCGGGTCCTGCACCAGCTTCGCGATGTTGGTGATCGTGTCGTTCCGCTGCCGGCGTTCCGCGTCGTAGTCCCGGGTCACCTGCACACCCGGCGCCGCCCCCGACGCCGGGGCGGCCTGCTCATTCGTGCCACTCATGGGCACCTCCGTTGACGCCTTGCGGCTGTCGAGGATGGTTACCGGGAACTGTTCCGTCTCCGACGCGGCCCGGCCCGCGCCGACGGTGATGTCGGCAGGCACAGGGACGGTGCTGCCTTCCATGGGCATCCAGCGCGTCACGCGGTACGTGTCGCCGCGCTCATCACTGGCCTCGAGCTTCATCTCCATCACCCGGTAGCCGACGCTGATGTTCGGTCGGATCCCTGCCCGGATGTCCGCGAACACCCACGGGGCGTCCGGATGGTTGCCAGCGCGCGCCATCGCGCGGAGCCGGCCATCGCGCCCCAGCTTCACGTCCTCGAGGAGGCCGATCTGCGTGCGCGTGTCGTGATCCATCAGGAACGGCAGTCCCTGACGGGCATACGTCATGTCGATCGCGGCGGCCGTGTGATCAAGGATCTCACGACCGAACCAGCGGTCAACCGGCTGCTCGGACGACAGCGAGATCGTGATCCGATCGTCGCCCTGGGCGCGCGCCGCGAGCGCGTCCTCGTCCAGGCTGAGCGCCATCACCCGATGCAGCGTCGGCAGACTCGTTAGGGTCCGTGCCGTCGGTTTGGGTTCCATCCGTCGTGCCTCCAGTTGCCCCGGTCGTGCGCGGGGGCTCCACGGTCAGGTCCTGCTCTTCGGCGTACTCGTGCTCTTCCACCAGCTCGTCCCAGATCTCCCAGAGGTCGTCGCCGCGGGCGCCCGCGTAGCGCGTGCGGCTGTTGACGCCGACCGCGAGCTCCTTCTCGAAGGCGGTGATGTCCTTCACCGGATCTGGGCTGACCCAGCGGCGCGGCTGCCACTTGTGCGCCTGCGCCTTCGCCACGTCGTAATGCGGGATCGTTAGGCCGCCGGCGAGCACCGCGGACGGCAGCCACGCCTGGAAGACCCGCTCCATCCACTGGTCGATGAACCACTGCTGCAGGGCGACCCAGTGGTCCTGCTCGTCCGCGCGCCCGATGCGCATTGACGAGTAGTTCACGTCGCTCAGGTCGTTGGCGAGCGCGGCGTACGAGACGCCGAGGCCCGCCGCGAGCCCGCGCAGCACCGCTTTGGTGAACGAGGGGTAGTTGTCCGTCGGCTGTGTCGCCTCCCACGCCTGGAACTCCTGGTTGAGCCCCAGATACTTCACGACGCCGGGGTCCGCCTCGAACTCCTGGTCGGTGTCTGGCGTCTCGACGTCCGCCTCGTTCCCCTTCGTCGTCACGAAGCCCATTGTCGATGCGGCCGCGCGCAGGGCGATGACGCTCGCCTCCTGCGCGCCGTCGAGATGCTTGAGGTCGCGCATCGCGACCGCCAGCTGCGACGGGGCCCGCGTCAGGTCGACGCGCTCATCCCACAGCGCGAGGTGGATCAGCTGCGCGGCCGGGATCACGTCGTAGGACCGCGCCAGCCCGGGCGCTCGCCCGTACTCGCTCGGGTGCGCCTGGAGAATGTGATAGGCGACGGGCTTCCCGATGCGATCGATCTCGACGCCATACCGGATCTCGTTGCGGCCGTTGCCGCGCGGACGATTCAGCTGCTGGTCGAGGCGATCCGCATCGATCTGGTGCAGGGTGATCCCGAAGGGGTTCGCGGGATCGGCGACGAGCTGCGTGAGGGACTCCCCTCCCGTCACCCACTCGGCGATCGCCAGACGCGCCATCGAGACCAGCGAGAGCTTCCCGTTCGCCGACGCGAACTGCGGCAGGCTCCACCGCGCCCAGGCCGCCTTCACCGCGTCGTTGATGTCGTCGCGCGGCTTCCCGTTGGCGAAGGCGTTGCATGGCACGAGCTGCACGCCCTTGGGGCCGACGATGTTCGCCTGCGCCATCTTCACGAAGCGCCGCGCGTAGACGTTGTTCCGGGCGAGATCACGGCCGCGCGCGCGCAGTTTCAGGAGGTCGCCTTCGAGCTCCTTGTCCGCGGAGAGCGGCGCGCGGATCCAGTCCAGCGTGAGCCGGTTGACCGCCGCGCCTACGTACGAGCGCTTCGCCGTCGGCTGCGAGCCGACACCGAGCATCCGCGCGACCCAGTTACGCCACGCCACGGAACACCACGCGGGCGACCGGCATCTTGCCGGGGTTGCGCTGGCGCCAGACGCGCCGCTCGTACACGCCGCGGAGCCGCTGGAGCTCCATGATCGGGATGTTCGTGATCAGGCGCCCGTTGATCTGGGTCATCTGCACGTCGTCCGTGATCCGCCCCTCGATCGCCGCCTCGATCGCGGCGAGGATGCGCTCGTCGGGCGTCTGCAGGTCGCCCTCGGACGCGAGCGCCGCGTTGGCGACCACTGTCACCACACCCGTCGCGACCTGGTGGCGCCGGCCGGCGTAGCTCCCGCTGCCCGTCATGTAGGCGGCCCAGCGGTACAGCCCCGCGCCGAGTTCGGCCGTGCGGCTGGCGGGGATGTTCACCGTCCAGAGGTCGCTCGCGACGGTGACCTCGCTCGTATCCGAGTCGAGCTGCCCGACGCCCCGGAACGTGTACGACAGCGTCCACCCCTCGCTCGAGGGGTAGTCGCCGTACCGTGCCGTCCAGAGCCAGGAGTCCCCGGCTACGACCTCGGTCGGCTCGCCGTAGGGAGTGGTCGGTGCCATCTGCCCGCACGCTACGCGCGCGCGAGCTCAGGCGGCATCGTTAGGCGGCGGGACTAGTGCCCCGGAGGGGCATGTCTGGCGGGATTCGCGAGAAATGCAGGCGGTAGGCGTACCCCTGCGTCCCCAGATGACGCCGGCCGAGGTACCCGCGCGCGACCAGGATGCGCAGGGCACGACCAGCGGTGTGCGGCTTCATCCGGAGGGCGTGCGCGATGCCCGCCACCTTCAGCGGCCGCGGCTCCTGCAGGTCCAACTGGCCGATGCACCACACATAGACCGCCAGCGGCGCTCCGCGCAGCACATGGTCCTCGGCGGCGGTCAGCAGGGCGGGGATCACCATGACTTGATCCATCCACTGCGCCGGGGACGTGCGGGCAGGGCAGGGCGCGCCGGTTGCATGACCTCGGCCGGCACGGTCGTTACCGGCGGCGGCGCGTCCTCCGACGGCGTCGGCGCGAGCTCCGCGGCGCGTTCGCCCAGCGACCGGATGAGACGGGGCCCCAGCGACTCCAAGGCCCCGCGCGCGTAGTTGCGGCAGTCGAGGCCCTCCGTGGCCGCATCGGCCCGCACCGGCCGCCACTCACGCACCGGGCGCCCCTTCACGATGCGCGTCACACGCTTCTCGGAGACGAGCTGCTTCAGGTACCCGTCGGTCACCCACTTTCCCAGGTGCACGTAGCCGGGGCCGGGCGCCTGCTCGTGAATCTGCGAACGGAGGAACTCCGCCTTGAGCGCGTCGACGCCGAGCGGGTAGACGATCACGCGCCACCGCGTCTGCGCGCTCGGCTTGCCGAAGGGGATCACCTTCTCGCCCCCGACGCCCTTGCACGCGAAGATGCGGCGCCGCGCACGCTGCCGGGTGAACGCGTAGACCTTGCTCGTCGCATAGCCGGAGTCGACGAAGGTCGCCGCGATCGGCAGCGCTCCACCGTTCACGTGCGGGAACGGACGCCCGAGGAACGCGTCGAGCTCCTGCCACACCGAGCCGGGCGAGTCGGGATCGCGGTCCGGATCCCCGGGGAGGACCGCCGTCGCGATCAGCCACGACTCGAGGCCGGCGCCCCATCCCCAGACCGCCACCTCGAGACGGCCGCCCGCCGCCTGCTGCACGTCGACGCCAGCGGTGAGCACGCCGACGCCAGCGGGGACAAGTCCTTCCTCGAGCTCCTCCTCGAGGCGCGCCGCGAGCGTCGTCTCGTCCACCTGCTCGGCCGCCTCCTTCCAGGGCTCCGCGAGGCGCGTGTTCACGAAGACCTGCAGATCCTGCGGCTTCCCCTGCGCCTTCTCCCACTCGCGCGCGAGCGTCGCCCAGGACGACTTCGCGAAGGGCGAGTAGAGGCCATTCAGGTGGAAGCTGGGGTAGTCCTTCTCAGGTTGCGTCGCGACCCAAGCGCCCTCCAGCAGCAGCGCCGGCTTCTCGCGCTCCTCGAACGTCGTCAGGCAGGAGCGGCAGAGATACGCGGCGGTGTGGGGCTCGCCGTACTTCCAGCGCAGCCCGGCGTCTCGCTCGCGCGTGCCCCAGACGAGGGGTTGCCGATGCGCGCACCGCGGGCAGGGCAGCTCGAAGAGCTCGTGCGTGCCATCCTCGAGGTAGGGCCAGATCAGCGTCGACGCCTCGTCTCGCGGCGTCGATGTGATCACCGTCGTGCCGAGGTCCGTCGCGGCGTTCCGACGCATCACGATCTCGATGGGGTTCCCCTCGCCGGCGATCACCTCCATGCGGTCGGCCTCGTCGATGAAGAGATCCGGGGCGGAGCGCGAGGCGAGCTCCGTCGCGGATTGCGCCGACGGGACGAACAAGTACCCCCCCGCGAACACCTTGTAGCGGAGCGTCGATTGCCCCGCGCGCCCCAGCTTCACGCGCTCCGCGAGCACCCGCGTGGCGCGCACCATCGGGTCGAAGCGCTCCTTCGCCCAGCTCTCGGCGTCGTAGATATTCGGACGCACCATCAGCATCGGCCCGGGCGAGAGATGGATCCGCTTCCCGATCGCGTTCTCGATGCACGTCGACTTCCCCGTCTGCGACGCCCAGGCGAGGCAGATGAGCGGCACCGTCGGGTCGCCCATGAGATCCTGCGGCCGCCGATGGTAGGGGACCGTCTCGATCCGGTAGCGGCCACGGGTGCCGCCGGTCTCCGGGAGCTCGCGGTACTTGATCGCCCACTCGGTCGTCGTCAGGCGCTCTTTCGGCGCGGCCTGAAAGCGGATGATGTGCGCGGCGCGGCGCCGCAGCTGCGTCGCGGTGCTCATGCGGCGTGGTCCTCCGCGATCGCGTCCTCTTCTCCCTCCGCGCCGGCCTCCAGCTGGTCGGCGTACTCGCGCATCCCCGCCAGGAGATCGTCCTGGATGCGTTCCGTGAGCGCGCGCGCCTGCGCGGGCGTCGTCGCCTGCACGACATCGCGCTCCCATTGCTGCAGCCGGCTGGAGATGGCCGCCACGAGACCGCCGACGCATCGCTCCAGTTCCGCGTCGAACGCCTCGCGTTCGACCAATTGCCCGAGCTTTTCCTGCACTTCGAGCTCGCGCAGCTGCCGTTCGGCGCGGATGATCGCGCGGCGGTCCTCTTTCGTCGAGTCTTCGCCCCGGTCCTCTGCCGCGCGCTCCTGGTCGCGCTTCCGACGCCACTTCACGCACTCCGCCACCACGAAGCGGAGCTCTCCGCTCTCGCGCCGGGACGCCATCCCCTCCTTCCGCCAGAGGCGGATGGTCTCGGTGGTCACGCCGAACGTTTCGGCGATTTCAGAGAGGGAGACGGTCTTCGCGCGGCGTCCGGCCATCACTCCGTCGCGTGCAATCGCAAACCCAACTGCGACATGCAGTTAGTTGGAGCTGGTCGAGAACTGCGACTCGCGCGAGACC